TTGCTGCGAGGCAGGATTGATGTAATTTTCATTAGTTGACACTCTGAATATGTTGTGGCTATTATGATAGCACGACAACTAGATGGGTGGTTATATGGTTGATAAGCAGCAACTAGCCGCAATGGGTGAGCATATGCAAGAGATGGAAGTGTGTAAACCGGAATTCAAAGTGCCGGACGGGTGGAAGTTGGTTCCTATTGAGCCAACATGCTATCAGGTTCTCGCTGGCCGCAATTCTGACTCAATGGATGACGAGCCATGCGTGGCCGTATATCTCGCAATGCTCGCCGCCGCACCAGAGTACAAGCCATGAAACCATCACAAGCTGACGCATACTGGGCCGGATACAGAGCTGCAAGCGCAGGACGCAAACGCAGTGCGCCATCGACGTTAAATTTCGAGATGATTCACTGGTGGTTAGGCGGGTACAGCGACTGGGAAATTGAAAACATAGTTGACGCCAAACAGCCAGGCGCATAAAGTGACAACCATCAATCAAGGAGAGTGAAAAATGAAAATCAGCAAATCAAAGCCTGAATTCTGCGAGTCGGTGATGCGGTCTATTCCAGAGCCAACCGCCAAACCAACCATCGGGCAGCTGGTAGCAGACTACCGAAATGCCAAGGACTACGCAGAACGCAAGCAGCAAGAGGCTGATGCGGCGAAAACTGATGCAGATGCCAGACTGAAAGCGCTTGAGCTTGCTGGTGAAGCTATTGGCCTGCTTTTATCGCCAATCAACGCAAAGAAAGAGCCAGAGCTGGTGATTGCGGTTCAAGTTGGTGACGAGGTTGAATGTGTTGAATCAAACATAAAGCGCGACAAATACAACGGAATGGTTGGCAGGCTGCGCACAATAGATGAAATCGACACATCCACGCCATATCTGGTTGATTTTGGCAATGAAGCAAGGATTTGGTGTCACGAGGTGAAATTCATCCGACGCCCATAAAAACAAGGCCCCGCAATGGGGCCTTTCTCATTCCATATCTTCCTCTCCACCAAGGTCAATATCAGGAATCGAACCCTCAAACCCGCCAGCTTCTCGGATTTCCTCTGCCGTGTAGATTGGCCCACTACCTGCTCGCATCGACACATCGTTGGTCTGCGACATCTTTAGCGTCAAATCCGCCCGCTCACTATCGGAAGCCTCGACCAAGTTATCCCACCAGATTTCGATTGGTGCTTTCGGTGCAGGCATCAATCCTACCTTTGCCATGTGCGCAAAGAATCGGCGCAGCATCGGGGTCAGCGTATTATTGCAGCGGTCTTGCTTGTATTTCCCGAGCTGCTTCTGGTCTTCGTCGCTGGCAAGTCTCCCGGTCATCTGGCCGATTAGGATGGTAACGGGAATGCCCTGAGACGCAGCAATCTCGTTCATGCAAATCATCCAGTGGTTCATTGGGTCGGCAAGTTGAGACTGCATCATGTTGGCTTTCGTACCAGCCAGTAGCAGGGAGTTATCGAAGCCCTTATTGAAGCCATCCACATCCTCATCAAATCGACTGCGCGCCTCTTTGTTGCTGAACATGCTAGCTGCCGTTTGCTGGTCTGTAACCTCGATTGAGAAGCGCTGTTTTGCATTTCTTAGGAACCCCTCCCCGCCAGCGCAGCGAATCTTCTCGGCGTCCATGAGTGCGTTAAAGCACGACTCTAGCGCAGGGATTCCGTAGATTGAGCCGTCATCAGCACCTTCCGCGAAGATGAACAGACGCGACGGATGCAGCTCGAAAGACTGCGAATCCCCCTGCGATTTGGTGCCTGGAACTTGGCTGCGATAGTTATAATATTTCGGGTTGCCGTAGTCTGCGGATTGAATGTCGTCAATCCACTGAGTCACATCGAGCTGAGACTCAAACAGTGGGCGAAGGTTAAGCAAACCTTCCGGCCCCATTGGCAGGATTTGCCCCTTAGCCTCAGCTCCCGCTCGTTCCTTGGCGATAAGCCACAAGCCGCCGTATTGCCCGATACGCTGGCGAATATCCAGAGCCCTAAGTCGCTCCCATAGGTCGCGATGCTCGATGAGCCGCTCAAGGGATTTCATCCATGCGGCATCAGTGCATTCAATGTGCGGAGGAGTTTGCCAGCAAGTGCGAACTGGTAGGTCGATAACTACTTTAGCCAACCCCTTGCGACGGTATGCGCTCCATAGGTCTGAGAATGCTACTTCGTTCGGGTATCCGCCGACAGAGTACACATCAAGGCGAGTGTTTGCGTTGTCGTAGAATCCAGCGTATTGATATGGTGTGCGAGCGCGTGAGCTTGAAGAGTTTTGCGCTGTTCGGCGCTGGTGATATTGACGTTTCTTAGGCATCGGGGTAAACCTCCTGATTGATAACGGAGAGTTTACCCCAAATTCAGTTGGCGGGCTATTTTGAGGTGCGGTCTAGTTCTGCGAGGAGTGCGTCAGCGTATGCAATGGCGGTACCGGCAACATCATCAGGTTCCACGGTGTTAAGGTCTGGCGCGGCAAGCAGTCCTTGAAGCGCGTGCATCGCCATCATCTCCCGCTTAGTTAGGCCAGTTGGAATGCCTGGGCCACTGTAATCGTAGTAATTGCACGAATAGCCTTCACTGGTGGCCGACTGCGGCATCGCTGGCATATCTGCATTCTTCATTGTCATTCTCCATTTGTTAGTTGACGCAACAAATATAGCTACAAGGATTAATTATTGCAAGCAAAAAAAATCCCCATCACAAGGATGGGGCAATAGGTGTCAACCTAGGAGGATGGATGTTCTGGCATGATTATTGCCTATCTAATTAATTTCGTCAAGGTGGTTTACATGAGTTTGTGGTGGTGACATACTGATGGTGTCAACTAAAGGAGATTAGACATGAAGCCAACCGAATACGACGATCCGTACTCATGCAATAAATGCGGCGCCGAAAATGAAACATCTGGACATCCATTCGACCCAGAATCAAGCGGGAAGATTGAGACTAGATGCAAGGCGTGTGGACATAAGGATAACTGGCATTTTGGTTTCTTTGCATCTTGGGAGGACGGGCTTAACGCAAGCAAGAAATACTCTTTTGGAGGTGGAAAATGATCAACTTCCCAGAATTCAAGCGCGAATACATCAACGAAAACCTGCCGAAGCTGTACGCTGGCGAGCTTGATGTAACAATCATCGAGCTTGTTGGCAATGTGAACTTTGCGGAGATGAAGGAGTTCAACGGCGCAGCAAGGGAAATGTACGTTTTATCACAATGGAGAAAAATGGATGCATTGCTCGAAAAACTCGCCATCGAATACCTGTCAGACGCAGCAAAACACGAATACAAAAACATGATCGCAGCAGCAGAGGATGAGGCTGGTGCGGAACGGGCGTTTTACAACTTGCATAGATAAGCAAAGCCCCATCAAGGGGCTTTTTCTTTGGTGTCAATATGATATAGTTTACTTGCGGATAGGGGGCACCCGAACGGCGATTCATCACCGCCTTCCGCAACACTTCGATGCTCTTGATGGAGAGATTCAAGCATGAGCAAGACAATCCCTGAAGAAGTCAGAATTAAACAGATCCAATCTATTAAAAACATCTCATTTGTTAGGTGGGAAAATGGCTTTATTGGGCAGAAATCAAAGGCGGTCATGCTGTGTAATATTGATGGGTATACATGGACTGCAAGAGTAAAGGATTTGATAAAAGGAAGTGGCTGCCCTCAATGTGCCGGTAAGCGGCCATGGAGATCCATTGACCGAGAGGCTCAGATTGCTGATATAGGAGGTATGGATTTTGTGTGCTGGCCTGACGGTTATAAGACTGCCAAATCAAAAGCGACTGTAAGATGTCGCATGGATGGCCATGAGTGGTCGGCTTCAGTTGATAGTCTAATAAACGCGGGCAGCAGATGCCCAGAATGCGCTGGAAATATAAAGAGTAGTGAAAGGTTCTATTTGGATCGGATTGGTGGTGACGGAAGGTTTAGGTTCATCCGTTTTGAAGGAAAGTTTGAGAATGTGGAGTCAAGAGTCTATGTCTCTTGCCGTGAATGTGGGTTCCGCTGGTGCGCTAGCATAAACTCAATACTTAACGGAAGGAGAACTGGATGCCCAAGGTGCGCCAATCAAGAGAGGCCGTCAATGGCCGAGCGATAGGCGCAGATAAATGCATCTGGTTCTGTTTCTTTCGTTAGGTGGGATGGAGAATTTTCTGGCGCGAAGTCTAGAGCTGTTATCTCATGCAATGAGTGTTTGTATAGTTGGTCATCGAGTGTGAACAACATAGTAAATCATGATCGCGGATGCCAATCTTGCGCAAAGACTGGGTATGATAAAAGCAAGACTGGGTATCTTTATGCACTCAGAAGCGAATGCGGAAGGTATGTTAAAATAGGAATAAGTAACAACCCAGAGAAACGCATAGCCAAACTAAAGCTATCAACTCCATTCGGCCTCTCCCTAGTAGAGCAAATCAATGGAGATGGTGGAAAGATAGCCGAGCTCGAAAAGTACTTTCATAATAAATACGATATGGCTGGATTGTGTGGGTTTGACGGATGCACCGAGTGGCTGACAGTCAACGATGAGCTGATGATTGAGATAAGAGAAATGGGCCAATAAGGCCCATTTTCTTACTTGTAGATGAGGTCGAACAGGCTGCTGTTTCTTATCAAAGCGTAGTCAATTGCGTCTGTTAAATTATCAACTTGGTCGTCATGCCGATGGCTATCATCTGCCGTAAACATAGATACCTCAGAAACAAACTCGACAATCCACTGAACACCCTCCGGCAAATAAACCTTGCCAGCCTTGATGTGGGGGCAGGCGTCCATAGCCCTCGTAAGTTTATCCTTTTGGCGCTTGATTGGCGTCACTGGAACTGGCGACTCTCTGCCGAAACTTTGGATCAAGCCCGTGCCCGAAGAAGCATCTTCTATTAGTATCGCTCGCAAGTTTCCAAGCTCTTGCTTCTGGTTTTTATTCCAGCATTCAGCAGCAAATGCCGAGAATGTAGATAGAAGCTCAGGCGCCTCCCACTTGCCGCGCACCATGTTTATCAGATACAGATTCCCCAGGTAAACTCCCCACTCGCACATCACAGAGAAGTCGTTGCGCGTACCCGTCTTGGTTGCTGTATCAGCCGTAATAAAGCGAAACTCCCAGTATGGTGGGTGCGGATTCTCTTCGCTGCCGTACCATTTGAACCAGTCGGCGTTGAATACGTGGCCGGATAGCGCGATTGGCTCTTGTTGGTACTGCGAGCTGAATGTGTACTCGTCAGCTTCCCAGAGATCCATAAGCTGGCCTATGTCTTCGTTAGCGCCCCAGAATGACCAGTATCGCTGCCCAGCAAGCACCACCGATTCTGTGCCCTTCACGTCTCGCCAACACAGGTCTTTGTATTTCTCTGGCAGTGACTCTATATAATCTTCTGTTATAAGCGCTGGAATCTTTATGTGATCGAATTTTATACCCATGCCGCCGCTTAGTAGGAAGCCACTGGTGTCTTCAATGTGTGTGCGCTGGGCTATGCAGATAATCGGCGTGGCGTTGTCCTTGCTCTTGTCCCCACGGCGCGAGCGAATTGTGCCGGTCATGTAGTCGTGTTGCCTTTTGCGCTTGACGGGGCTCAACATGTCGGCGACTTTATCCGGATCATCGAGGGTTATGAGTCCGCTGAATTGCTCGCCAATGTAGCCAGCCCGCGAGCCAGTAATCTGACCACCTACCGAACGGCTAACCGTCTCGCCAATCCTCTTGCCTCGACCATCTACTACGGTCCATTCGCTGGCTTGGTTAACTCCGAACGTTGATTCAAAGAGGCTCTGATATTCAGCGCTGGCTATGATATCGCGCGTCCTGATTGAGTTTCGGATAACCAAATCATTAGAGAATGACAAGTTTAGGTTTCGGAATCTGCTTAACTTGCCGGTACTGACCAGCGAGTTTACGTATGCTGGCGCATGTATAGATAGGGTCTCGGTTTTGGTTGACCCCGGCGGGACATTAAACACCTTGTTTGGATTGCTAGTCCGCTTATAAACAATGTCATCAAACGCATCACAAACCATGTGATGGTGCCAGTTCACGCGTAGCTTATCGCCTTGCAGCAAGTTGAACCAAACGCGCGTAAATGTCAGTAGGTCGCGTTGAGATAGGTGTTTTAGAGCTATCCGCTCTTTCATTCCAAGTTCTTCGAATTCAAGCATTGTGAAACATCGCCTCGCTCTTTGCTGATAGCTTTGCCTTCATTCTCGCAGATGTATTTGATGCTAGATGCCCATCTTCCCACCAAGCCTTAATATTCTTTCCATTTTGCTTAACGTGAATCTTGTGCTTCATCAGTGATTTCTTTCTACCAAGTGGTGGCACGCGCATCTCCTTTGTTGTGAGTCCATTATACAACAAAGCCGCACAATGGCGGCTTGGTGTTATTTCTTTGGTTGCGGCTTGTTTAGTCCGAGGTAGTTGATTAACTCCCTTCGCTGCTCGTTTCGCAGTTCTAGCAGCGCTTCGAGGTGTGCGATTTCGATGTCGAGTTCTGCGAGTTCTGTTTGTTGTTGTGTCAATTTCTTCATCCTTTTTTCTGATTTCCGCTGCTCACGAAACAGATTTAGCCATGGCGAATTTGCACTCATGCCATCAGCCTCGTTGGTTTGCGACTCAACAGCATGTGCCACATGCCGCGCTCTGTCATTACAGGCTCCGCATCCTGACCTTCCCCTCCGTCGATGGCGAATACATGCACCATCGCTGCTGAACGTCCGTCAATAAACTCTCGCGACCTTTGCAGGTCATAGCGCGATGATACATGCATCTTGCCTAGCAGGACGTTGATTGCTGTTGGAGAGGTATCGCCAACATCGAAACGAAATCCAGCGTCGTACATTTGCCTTGCGCTCATTGGCTTGGCTGATAACAATAGAAATTTTGCGATTTGCTCTGTTTTGTTTGGTTTTGGGTATTTCATAAATTAGCCCTCCTGCTCGCCGCTGCTTGTGAAGCTGTCGCACTTATCAGCACCATCGAGCACCTTGAAATCCATGTACGCTTGCCGCCATGGATTTGGCTTCGCAGTGAATCGATAGCACTCAAGACGGCTAGGGCACTCTGTGTTCTGGCACATCGAAATATCAGCCATTTGCCACCTCATCATAAAACCCGACCTTCCCATCAGCCATCTCTTCCAGGTTGCGCCGCAACATATGCAACGCTCCGGAAGGAAATGCTTGCTTGGCCAACCCTTGGAATATCAGGTAAACGCGCGCGTGCTCAGTTAACCGTGGCAGCAACCGCGCAACGCAACGACGAATAGCGGTGTTCGGTTTGTCGCGGTGCATCTCGTTGCACAGCTCAACCGTGACCAACGCGCTAAGGTATGCGACGCACTCGGCGTCGCGGCTGGTGTATTCTACTTGCTGCATTGCATGGCCTCGTCGATTTCTGCATCACGCTCATTGATTTCGACATGGAAGAATCGGCTCACATCAACCTCATCTGACATGTCTCGCATGAACCGATACCGCGCAGCGTCTTTTTCTGCCTGCCCCAGCCTGCCAAGCAACTCAAGCGCGTCAATTGTGCCTATGTCAGATTTTGTAAATCCAACCAGACGATACGAAACCATTTTGTCATGCAACTCATCCAAATCAATCATCACAATCCCCTTTCGTTAGTTGACACAGCAACTGTAAATTAAAGGCCGGAGAGTGTCCAGCCTTTTGCTTTAAATTTCTTTCAGTATCGCCTCTTCCGCCGCCTTCA